TGACAGTTAAACAGGCCGCAATAATGTTGGCAAGTCATTTATATATCAATAGAACTATTGTAAGTTTTGCGCAAGGTGTGGAAATACCTTACACATTTCAATTTTTATTAAATCCATACAAAAATTTTATAAGCGGTTAAAATAAATTTATTTAAAATAATTACTATATGTCAATCATACCAGGCGATTTAAGAAATAATATAATAGTTAAGAGGTTAACCACTTCCAAAGATGCTTATGGCTCTACAAAAGAAAGTTATTCATCTCTTTACAATTTACGGGCAAAAGTTAAATATAACAGCGGTACTAAAACGGTTGATAATAACGAAATTTTCAATAGTCAAAACATAACATTTAGTCTATACTATAGATCAATTCTGACTAGTGATCGAATTGAATTTAATTCAAAAAATTATCGAATTTTATTTATTAATGAAATAGGCTTTAGAGAAGGATTAGAGATAGTAACAGAATTGATAAATGATTAATTAGAAGTAATTTATTAGAAGTAATTAAATAAGGTTAAGTATGGCAAACAATTTCAGTGATCAAAAACAGACTATCCAAATAATTAACAGCAAAGAATTATTTGCCTTATTCGATTCATTAAATGATAAACTGCAAAATCGAATAGTATTGTCTGGTATGAGAAAGGGTGCTAATCTTATACTATCCCAAGCAAAGGAAAATTTAAAATCAAAACTAAAAGGAAAATCAAAAACAAAAAATAAATATTTCAAAAATTCATTTAAAATTGAATCAATAAAAAATGAAAAAAATGGGTTTGGTTTAAAAGTAGGTGTTAAAAACTTTAAATACAGGTGGTTAGAATGGGGCACTAAAAAAAGATTTTTCAAATCAAAATATAGAAAACAACATTCAACAGGTGTTATACAAGCAACACACTTTTTTTACGATGCTGTTGAACAAACAAAAGAAGATTCGTACAAGCTAATTAGTGAGGGCGTTGTAGAAAGTTTGAAAAGAACTGTAGATAAATTTAATAGGAGTAAATAAAAGTTTTGAAATGCCAACAATAAACAAAAATTTAAAAAAGAAATCTTATAAACGTTTAAAGGAAACCAACAAAAGAGATAACGAAAATCATAAATACGTTTATAATACTACCCGCTGGAAACAACTTAGATTAACTTATTTGATGGAAAATCCTTTATGTAAAAATTGCCTTGAAAAAAATTTATTAATTCCCGCTGTTCAGGTTCATCATATAATACCAATTAGCAGCGCACAAGGTAGACTAAATAAGGAAAATTTAGGATTTAATTATAATAATCTAAAAGGTCTTTGCAAAGAATGTCATAAAAAAGAACACTTATAAAAATAATTTAGCATGGTAAAAGTATTTATATAAAAGTAATTAAAATGATTTCATTAGGAAAAGCAATTTATACAATACTATCAGGTAGTACAACGGTTAATAATTATGTTTCAAATAAAATTTTTCCAATAATTGCGCCTGAAAATACTTCATTACCAATGATCATATTTGAAAGATCATCAAATCTTGATTATTCCAAAGATGGAATAAATAAATATACTAATAATGTTGATATATATGTATTAAGTTCAGGTTATACAGATTCAATAAATATTTCTGAAGCTGTTCACGTTGCTTTAAATTCTTACAAAGGAAATGTTAAGGGTATAAACATCATAGATTCAAGGTTAATAGATGTAGCTGAAGTTTATCAAGATAATTATATTGTGCAAAAATTAACTTTCCAAATAAAATCATTTTAAAAATATTTAGTATTTATTATTGAATAAATTTATTTAAAAAATATCGATATTATGGCAATTATAAACGGAACTGACTTTATGCTTTTTGTGGGTAGTGGTGCAACCTTGCAACCTTTGGCCTATTCAACTAGCGTAAAAGTCACAAATTCTTTAGAAACTAAAAAAAGAAGTTCAAAAGATTCAACAGGTAATTATGATGAAAAATATCCTGGAAAGTTTGACTGGACAGCTACTTCAGACGGTTTACTATCTTTTAATGCAACTGGTAACACGCAAAATTTTAAAGACTTATATCAACTTTTTCAAGCTAGATCACTGGTAAATGTAAGTTTTAATACAAAAGCCGGATCAACTCCTTCGTGGACTGGTAACACTAGTTTAACCTATTTTACTGGACAAGCTTATATTAATTCTTTGGACTTCAGCGCAAATGATGCAGAAGACGGAACTTATAGCATTTCATTAGATGGATCAGGTCAATTGACAATTCATTAAACTACTTTTATTTATTTATTTTTTCATAACATTTTTTTTTGTTTATGTTTTTTTTTCAGGGTGCATAATGCACCCATTTTTTTTTGTTTTTTTTAAGTATTTATAGAAAAAATAATAATTACTACTAAACAAAAAAAATATGAACGAAGTCAAAATTAAATTAAACGATACTGACTACATAATTAAACAATCATTCAGAAGTCTTTTATTATTTGAAGAAATTACAAAAAGATCAGCAAACAACTTTGAAGAAAATATAAGTGACGTAATTACTTTATTTTACTGTATTTTAAAAGCTTCCAATCAAAAAACTTTTTTATTTAGTTTAGATCAGTTTATAGATTTATTAGACGAAAATCAAAATTCATTAAATGAATTTACTAACTACCTACAAGATCAGGCCAAAGATCAAAAGATTGAAAATAAAAAAAAAATAAAGAAAGCTTAACATTTAAAGAAATATACGGGATCATTGTTGTTAATTGCAACGTTGATCCCCTTTATTTTCTTGACCAAATGACATTTTTTGAATTAGATTCTTTATTGATTCAACACTTTGAAAATTATAAAAATTCTTGGGAACAAGTTAGAATGATCTGTTATGTTCAAGCCTGTTCTTTTAGTTCTAAAGAACTTCAAGTAACTGATATTTTAAAATTCCCTTGGGATAAAGAAAATGATAATATAATAAGTAAGGAAGAAATAGAGCAAAAAAAGCAATTAGCCCTCAAACAACTTCAAAATTCTTTTAAATAATATTTATGTATTAACTAACTATTTTGAAGTATTTATATAAAATAATTGGAACATGATTAAATCCGTTTGACGGAATTCTTTTAATATAAATATATGTCAAATTTTACCTTATTAACCACTTTAACACTTCAAGCCGCTGGGTTTACACAAGGAATCAATAAAGCTACCAAAGATGCAAAAGTTTTTGAAACATCCTTAAAAACGGCTGGTAAATCTATATCTAATTCATTTGGAAGTATTGCAAACGCATTCCCGACAATGAATTCAAATATGTTGATCTTTGTACAGTCCATTAGTGCAGGTGTTACGACATTCAAAAATATGATTCCAGCAATTAATGGCGTAAAAATGGCTCTTATAAGTAGTGGTATAGGTGCAATCGTTGTTGGTATTGGTGTTGCGGTTGCTGGTTTGTACGCCTGGATTAAGCGTACAGATGAGGGATCAGATACATTTCGTAAAGTAGGTAATGTCTTTAATGCAGTATTGGACAATATGATGGACAAATTAGCAGATTTTGGACAAATGATTGTAAATACCTTTAAATCAGATGACAGTGAGGGTATTTTTGGATTTATTGGCAATAAAGTTTCCAAATTTTTAACCGGTACAAAAAAAATGTTAACATTCGATATGAGTGGAGCGGCTGAAGATATGGATAGTTTTTTGGGAATTTCAAAAAATGCAAAAGACATTGAAACCGCTGTTAAAAAGGCTGAAGCACTCGATCAAGCACAAGAATTGATAGAAAATAAGTTAATCACATTCGCAAAAAAAAGAGCACAAATCGAAGTACAAATTTCTGAACTCCAATTAAAAGCCAGAGATGAAGAAAACTACAGCGCAATGGAAAGGCTTGCATTTACTGATCAACTTGCCAATAAAATAAAAGCATTATATGCACTTGAAGCAGATTTGAAAAGTGCGGAATTAGACGCTTTCCGCAAAGAAATGGCCACGAAAGAGATCAATAAGGATATTCAAACTGATTTAAATAATAAAGAAGCTGAATTAATTCATTTAAAAGCGGACTACAACAGCAATCTAAAAGAAACAATTAAATTAAAAAATAAGCTTGTTGAATTAGCTGAACAGGAAAAAAACTTTTTAGTTGACAAATCAAAAATCAATTCAAATGAATTGAAACCGATTGAAAATAAACAAAGTGAGGGTGTTAAAATAGTTAAAAACGGTTATGATCCGGTCAAAGCAATTGAAGACTATTCAAAAGCCGTTCAAAAAAATATTGCAACAAATTATATCAAAAGTCAAATTGATAATTGGAAACTTTTAGGAGAACAGATTAAAAGTACACAAACATTAACCGAACTATTTACAACTGCAATTAATGGAATTAGTGACGCTTTTGTGTCTATGGCAGAAACCGGACAAGGATCATTTAAAGATATGATTACATCAATAATTGATTCAATTCGTAAATTATTGGTCGCATATCTAGCACAATCAATTGCAGGTGTAATCGCAGGGGAAAGCAAAAAAGGTTTAATCGGAATAATTACAGCAACAGCGGGCGTTTCATTACTTTTAGGATTGTGGAAAAAATATGTTCCAAAATTTGCTGGAGGTGGTATTGTTCCGGGTTATTCATTTAGTGGTGATAATCAAATTATAAGAGCAAATTCCGGTGAAATGATGTTAAACAGATCACAACAATCTAATTTATTTAAATTATTGAATTCAAATAATGGTGTTGGTGGTAATGGTCAAGTGATATTTAAAATAGGTGGTACTGAGTTAATTGGAGTGTTAAATAATTACAATAACAGAATGAACAGAATTTTATAATTAAAAGTAATGAGTTATAACGTTAAATATTATTACAATTTCAAAAATATAAGTGGTGAAACTTACACTGTTCAATTACTACATACTGGAAGTACTGAAAATACTTTGATTACAGGCGCTGAAGATTGTTTTCAAGTTGAATACCCAGAAACAAAAAAATTTGAAGTTGTTAAATCAAGTGGTGCTTATTTAAATTTATTGTCTCAAACTTCGCTACAATTCATTAATCTGTACAATAACAATATGTTTAATTATCAAGTACGACTAATAAAAGATAATAATATTTTATGGTCTGGTTATCTTGATTCAGAATTATACAACGAACCATATAACGAAAAAAATAATTATACTGTCAGTTTCACGGCAAATGATGGATTTAATCTACTTGATCGTTCTTATTTTTTGGACAATTCAGGCAACAAATATTTTAATCGTAAAAGTCAATGGGAATTGCTTCAAATTTGTTTAAATAAACTTGCTTTACCTTATTATTACATATATGTTGCTTTGTCCACTACTTCAGATCAAGTTGATATATATAGCGGAACTACACTATTGCACGGTGTTTATGCAATTTGTGAAAATTTTTATAACGAAGATGGAAATCCTGAAAGTCTTAGAACTGTTTTAGAATCTATATTAAAGGGATATGGAGCGACAATTAAACAAGTTAATAATAGTTTATATATATATGATCTTAATGCTATTTTAACCAGTCCTACATCATTTAAAAAATTTAATGGCAGTACATATGCATATATAAGTACTGATTCAATTACTACAAATTTAGGAGACTTAACAACAATTAAATTTACTTCTACAAACTCAAGTTTGGATTTTGTAAATGCAATCAATAAACAGGTAATTAAATATAGTTCTTACAATCAATCTACAGTTGCCAAATTTATAGCAAATGAAACGGATTTCACAGGTTTGGTAGGTTATAGTGATTATGGCACTGTTAATTTCCAATGGAGGGAATTTACTTATAATCAATCAAAAACGTTGAATATGGTTAATTATAATAGTAATTTATTCTACCAAATGAAAGGAATAGGGACTGGTAACACTGATAGTTCGGCATATTATATTAAACTTGATCCCGAAAATACAGACTGGTTAAAAGAATATGAATTTAAATTGAAACCTTTTTGCTACGTTAATTCAATCAACAATCCAAATCCTGTTTATTATTTAAAACTGGCTGTTAAAGCCTATTTCAGAACGAAATACCACGAAGACGATCCAAGTGAAACCACTATTTCAACATTAAAAAAAGCAAGTATTTTTGTTAATTTAAGATGTGGTAATGCTCAACGTTACAATTATGTTGGCTGGGGTTATTCGGGTGCAACATTAAGTTATACAAATACCGTTGAACTTACTTATTATTCTGATAATCAATACAGTGAGGCAATAGGTGATCAATGGATGTTTAATAAAACAAACCCATACGCCGGAACAGTATATAATGACTATTATTTGATTCCTTTGAATTGGATTTTTAGCGGAAATATGGAAGTACAAATACTTTCTTCTCCTTATTTGCGCAACAGTAACAACAGCGATGTAAGCGAATGGGTAAGAGATATACGAATTTCTGAAATAATTTGTGAAATATGCGATAGTAAAGGCAATACAATTACCCAGACAGATCAGGAATTTTCAGGAGTTCTAAACCCTATGAATAAAAACGAAGGTGAAGAAATAACTTTACTAAACGGAATAAATCAATTTGATTATCCTATCCAAAACGGGTCATTGTCTAATTATGGTTATAATATAACAGGATTTACAAGACAGGGAATAACAACCAATTTGGAAAATTTATTGTTGAATTCTGTTGTTTCAAATTATGAAAATCCATCTATTAAATTAAGTGTTGATACACCTTTGTTAAGTAATCAAATAGGTTATTTAACCCATTCAAATCATTTGCCAAATAAGAAATTTGTGATACTTGGCTCTAAATTGAATTATGAATTAAACGAAAATAGTTTAACAATAGTTGAATCAAAACCGGATAACTTAACGCTTTTAAGTTCATAACTTTTTAAAAAAATCCTTAACCATGTTAAGGATTTTTAATTAAAAACAGTTTTAAAAATCAATTTTTAAAAGTATTTATATAAAAATTGATTAATGTCAAATCTGTATTTATCAAATACCCTTGTCCCTTCAACACCCCGAAATGGCAGAAATGCAATTTATAATTTTGGGAATATCTCAATTAATACTGGTAATGGTGGAACATCTGTAAATAATGTTTACAGCGCTGGTACGCATATAAGAATTTGTAATAATGTAATATGTTTATCTGATCATTATACAGATGTAACCGTACCAACGATTTACTATAACAAAACTCAAATTAATAGTTATACAGGTCGTACAGCCACTTGTATAAATTCAATTTCAGCAAGTAATTATAATAATGGTATTAGAAAATTAGATAACAATGTCGGTTTAGGTGGTGCATTAACAGGTAATACAATAATCCAACAATGTAATCATTCTTTTTGTTTAAATTCCAATGATGGATCAGATATGTTAAGTTCATTTAAACTTGCACCTGGTCAATTTCAATTGTCAGTCTATGACACCGATCCTGAATCACAAACAACATTTGAAAGTGACGGATCGGTCGTTTGGCTTGCAAAAAGCGATAATCAAATCACAATAACACAAGATGAAATAATACTTGGGACTAATGGTCTGGACGCTCTAACTGTTGGAATGACTGGAAATGTAATAATAGAAAATGATCTACAGGTAAATGGTGATATAATAGGCTGGTCAGGCGGATCAAATCAATTTACTACAATTACTAAATTTAATAATTTTACAGGTTCAACTTTACCAGCAAATTATTATAATAAAGTTCAAATTAATTCTTATAGTGGTAATACAAATACAACAATAAACACCAAAGCAGATAAAACAGCAACTATAAATACAGTAACAGGAACATCATACACAATTCAATCAAGTGATAATAGTAAAATAATAGAACTAACAAATACAAATACAATAACATTAACACTTACAACAGGCTTAACAACAGGATTTCAAGCGACAATTGTAAAAATAGGATCTGGTACAAATGCAATTACACTAACCAAAGGCACTGGAGTTAGTTTAATATACAGTGTTGATAATTATGTAAAAATAACAAAACAATATGCAGCTGCAACTGTATATTACAGAGGTTCAAATATATGGGTTGCTTTTGGTGCTTTAGTTTCATAATAATATGGGAAGGGTAATATCAAATATAGGAATTGTTAATCAAAAGGTGGGATTTGTCGCATATTCAACTGTTTATAATAGTCCTGGTACTTATTATGTAACTATACCACTTGGTTGTATACAATTAGTTATGGAATGTTACGGAGGAGGTGGCGCTGGTTCTGGGTCTGTCTCTGCAAGCCTTGCAGGCGGTGGCGGTGGCGGTGGTTGTTATGTGAAAACAATTACAGATAGTCCATTGGTTTATGGCAATGAAATTGTTGTTGTAGTTGCAGCCGCAAGGGCTGGTATACTAGGTAATGCAAGCAATGGGAATGATTCAGTTGTTAATTTTACGGGTGTTGGAACTTTCTGTTTAGCAAAAGGTGGTAAAAGTGCAATTGGTACAACTGGAGGCGCTGGAACTACTACAAATTGCATCGGTACAATAAAAAGAGCAGGTGGATCGGGCGCAAATGGAAATCAAACTGATTGGTATAGTGGAGGTGGTGGCGGTGCAGCGGGTTCAACAACTACAGGAAGCAACGGATCAAGCTATAATGGTGGTGCAGGTGGTGGCGGTTATGCTGGATCAGGTGCAGAGGGTAATTTTGATCCAGATTATCTATCAGGAAATCCAGGCAATGTATACGGAGGTGGCGGATCAGGTGCATTGCTTTTAAATCCTTATTATTCAAATTTAGTAGGTGGTGGTGGTGCTCAAGGGCTTGTAAAAATTACTTTTAATTAAAAATTTATGAAATGAAAATAAAAAAAATGAATTGGTTTGTTAAACTTATAACTCTAAATATGTTTATAGGAATAACATTAGCACCATTTGGTATTTATGTAAAAGAAAAATACATCAATAATAAATTTACTATTAACCACGAAAAAATACACTGGAAACAACAGATTGAAATGTTAATTATTTTCTTTTATCTATGGTATTTACTCGAATTTATTTTAAAATTTTTATTCAAAGGTTTAAAGGCTTATCGTTTGATAAATTTTGAAAAAGAAGCTTACACCAATGATAAAGATTTGAATTATTTAAATAACAGAAAACCCTTTAATTGGATAAAATTATAATGGATATACAGGAATTAAAACAAATATTAAGCGACAAACTGGAAGAAAACAGAGCTTTGATAGAAAGTAAATTTGAAATAATTGAATTAAAATTAAATAACATTCAGGAACAAACAACCAAAACAAATGGCAGAGTAACAGCTCTTGAAAATGAAATGATAATTGTTCAAAAAAATGAAATTAAACATAACTTAGCTTGTCCACAATTACCTATAATTAGAGACTTACAAAGGGAAAATGATAACCAAAAATCTATCAAAAATTTTTTTATAAAATCTTTGGCAGTAATCGGAGGTTTGATCGGTCTATTTTTAGGTTTGGACAAGATTTTTAAATTTTTATAAGATGAAAAACTTTTTTTATAAATTATTAAGTGATAATGATTCAATCAGTAGTAAAAGACTAATGGCTTTGCTTGCTTTTATAAGTGTTATTGTTATGTCATTTTTGAAATATGATTTATCAATTATTATTGCTTTAATCGGTTTAATTACTGGTTTAATGGGATTATCAAGTTTTGATAAAAGAAATGATAATACAAATGATGCAGGTTGAAAAATGTATATAAGTGAATATAGCTATAAACAAGGTATATAAGGGAATTCAGCTATATAATTACTTTAAGTAAGTTAGATTAAATGAAAAAATTTTAATACAAAACCTATTGTTATTATGATTAAAGCAAGTACTAAGTAACCTTTAAACCTGGATTTTAAATTTTTTTGATATGTCATTATATTGATTTTTAAACTATATTTGGAGCAAAATTAATTAAAATGAATCAAGATTCAACATTAAATTTTTTACTTAACAGTGAACCTAAATTAAAGGAATTTTTTGATAAAAATGTTAAAGTTAATTCCAATAAAACTGAAATAAAATATGGTTCAAAAGCAGATCAATATATTGATATTAATTTTTTAATTAATGGTGAAACTGATTATAATATAATCGACTTTAAAGATAAAATTAATTGTTTATTCAATTCTGACAGCGATATAACAGTACTTAATACATTAATAAATGATATAAAGCAACCTGAAAGGGTTAACTTTGGATTAAACACCCCTTTTATAAAAGTTTCACATGATTCCGAACCTTTAAAGTATGCTTTTAGAATAATTATTTTTTACGATAAAGGTTTAGAACTATGAAAAAAGACTATTGCGCCAAATGTGGAAAGTTTGGAATAATTGAAACTCATCATATTTTACCTTTATCTACATTTGGAAAAAATAAAGAGTTAATAAACCTTTGTCCAAATTGTCATAAAGAATACCACGAACATTTAGGAAAAGACATAAAAAATCCATCTATGGAATTTCATTTAGAAAAATTCTTTAGATGGATTTTTGGTTTAAGTATTATTGGATTGTTACTTTATTTATTGTTTTAAATTTTATTAATCATTACAGCTTTACTATCTGTTAAAATAGCAGTATAATATTGAATTGCTTCAAGACTATGTTTTGTAATTTTTGCAATTTGTTCTAATCCAAAACCCTTATTAAATAATAATGTCACTAGTGCCTTTCTGGCTAATTTATTTGTGAATAATTCATACAAAGGATAAATTTTAATTGATTGTTCGTCTGAATTGGCTGTAGATATCTTTTGAATTATTTGCCTGTTTAAACCAAGTTTTTTTGCTAAACTTTTAAGATGTTCGTTATACATTGAATTTATAATAGATTTAATGTCAAAATTTATGCTTTCCAAAATAGGTAAAAGGTCATTATGCAAAGGAGAATCTATCATTTTTTTGGTCTTATTTGCTGTTATAAAAAGATAATATCTATCATTTATATATTGAAAACTTTCTTTTGTTATTGTTCTTAACTCTGAAACCCTTAAGCCACCTAATAAAGTTTGAATAACAAATAATTTAGCTGTATTTCTTTCGTTTAAAGTTAACTTTAGATTACTTGCAGCATGTTTCAAAGTTTCAAATTCATCGTAATTAATTGAAAAGACATTATCTAAATGGTTGTAAACATAATTTATATGTGCATTTCTTTTATTACCTGTTTTTAACTGAAAATCTTTGATAGAAATATAATCAATATCGTTTATTAATTTCTTTTCATATAAATTTTTAAAAAGGATTTTTGTTTGCTTAAGGCAATTTTTCACAGTTTCAATTGAATATTGATCACTATCTGTTTTTTTAGATAAGTTATTTTTTTTGGTCGATATGATAAATCTAATGAAATTATCTAATTCAACACTATTAAATTTAGCTATTGGAAAATCAGAGATGTTAAGATCAATAAACCATTTATTAAAAAAATTAAAAACATACTGACCCTTTTTATTTAGGTTTTCAAATTGATAAACTTCAATTGCTTCTTTTATTCCAGTCGGTTCAAAAATTCCAAGTTCAGCAAGCTTTTTATTATCTTCTTTTTGCTGTATTTTATAGTTTTCAATTTTTAGTTTATCGGATGAAATATCTAAGTAGTTAAAGAAATTTTCGTAATCTTCTTCAGTCTGAACTTCAGAGAAAAAATGATAAACATCATTCCATTTTCTATATATAAAATCTTCGATTACAGCCTTTTTAGGATCAAGTTTGATGTATTTTATAAATTGCATTACATAACTTGTCCTATCTCTTAATTTATTCAATCTTGCGTTGATTAAATTACTATTCGATTGTCCATAACAAACACCTTTTTTTAAATTTTGAGGTTTTACATACATAATTGATAAATCACTATTCAACGCATTTATTCTAATGATATTATCAGTAAAATTTCTTATTTCTAATAACACTTGATGATCTGTTTTTTTTAGATTATTTTTACCATATTTGCGGGTAATCGGTGTTACAAGTTCTTTTTTTGTTTTCATAATGATATATTTAAAAAACTACAACTACTAAATTTGCTTTTATAACGCAACAAAAGTATAAAAAATTTTGTTCTATTTGTAGTTTTTTTGACTAATTGTAGTTTTTTATGATATATACAGAAAACAGCATATGTATTGAAAAATAAGGAAAAATGAAGTTTAAAAACATCAAAAAACAGGTAAAAAAAGACCTCAAAGGTCTATTAAAAAATAGTAGTTAAGCTATTGAAATATAATAATTTAACTACTATTTAAATTTGCTGAAATTATGTATTTGTAGTTTTTTATCTTAAAATAGTGATGAAATAAGTACTTTTTTTAGACTTAAAAAACTACAATTTTATTTAAAATTTGTCTTGTCGTATAACCTTTAATAAAACAACAATATTATCAAATTTTTGTTTTAATAATAACATTATTTCAGTTAATAAATTTAATATTTCTGGTTCATCAATTCGCCAATTATTATTATCTGGTAAATTTATATTTAAATCAATATCTAAATATATATATTCATCAAAAGTTTCACTAGTAGTAATATTATATAAATCATTAATATTTACAGTATAAACAACAAAATAAGAATGTTTTTGTTGTTTATTGGTAAATAGTTCTAATTTAAGATTATTAATTTCATTTGAAAGTTTAATGATATCCTCTAAATTATTATCTTTTTTATTTAAATCTAATTGTAAAGTTTTTATTACTATATCTTCACAAAGATTTTTAATTTTCTCTTCTTGATCATTCATAACATTTAGTTTTAAGGTTTAAACATCTATATAAAGTTAAATCTTTAAATTCTAAAAGTCAAATATTAGCCCTAAAAAAAATCCCGTAACATGTTACGGGATTTTAAATAAATTAAGATTTATACGTAATACAATTGATTTAATTCATCTTTAAGTTCAGAACATAATTCAGTATAAACTAATTTATTAAGTTCATAATTTAGTTTATTAATAACTTTCAATTTAAAATTTAGTTTATTATTAATAAATTTCAAATAAAGTTCACTTATAAATTTATCACCTAATTTTTCACATAATTTGCTGTCTAATTCATTCATATTGTTACATTTTATTTCAATTCCAGTAATTCAATTATTTTTTCATTTTATTTTCTTTTATTTAATAATATTATTTACATTTTTATAATTAAACTTGACTTGGCGGTTATAATTGCCAAGCTAAACTTTTAGTACACTTGGAATATGATATCTTCAAAAAAAATGAGATCCCATGAATTAGATTTTATTAATTAGATCTCATTCATTTAATTTACTTCAATAACTTGAAATGATTTAATTATTAAATTTAATCTCGCTAAATATGTATTATCATCATTGGAATAATAACTTTCCAAAGAATTCTTTAAATTTTTAAAATGATCATCATCTTCAATTATTTTTAATCTATTGATATGGTTATTTTCTTGAGATAGTTTATTTAAAATAATATTAAAAGTATCGTATAAAACATTTTTAAAATTATCTAATTCCAAACCACTATAATTTTTTAAAAAAATAGAAAAAAGTGTTTCAAAAAATTTATTTTCATCTTCTGAAAAATTTAAAGAAAAACCTTGTGATCCTATTATTTTACTATTATTGTTTTCTATTATTGTATTATTATTGTTTATAGTCTGTTTTGTACCATTAATTATAGTCTGTTTTGTACCATTAAATAGTTCGTTTTGTACTACTCCAATAGTCTGTTTTGTACTACTCTTAATAGTCTGTTTTGTACTAGTCTGTTTTGTACTATCTTTTTTCCTAAGATTCTTTTCAATGCTTAGTCTTTCTAGGTTAAACAATAAAATACCATTTTTAATATAGATGAATTCGTTTTCAATTAAAAAATTGAAATTTTTACTAACTCTAATCCAATTTAATTTTAATCCTTTGGCAATAAAATTTTCATTAATTTTAAATCCATCTTTATGACTCATCAAAAAAATTAATAAACGGGCTTGTTTATCTGATAGATCTCTATTTGTACAAATAGTATTAGGTATTGAACTATAACCTTGTTTATAGTTACTTAAATCAAGTTTTTGAATTTTAAATTCCATTTTGGAGTTTTTTATATAAAATAATTATGTGAAGTTTAAGTAATGGGTGTGAGAAAACTCCACTAACTCACACCCCGAAAAAGTTTATAAGGCTTTTTCCCTATTTATAAATACTATCAAATTCCAAAAAAATCAGAATTTTCATTAAAAATCTTCAAAAAAATGGCCGTTTCTTTGAAAATTTCAGCATGTAAAAAAAGCAGCTAAAAGAAATTTCCTTTAACTGCTTTTAATTATATGACATTAAAAAATAGACTACAAAGTTAGATACTAAACATTATCTAATCCAATTATCTTATAAACAGATTTTTCGCACTGTCTCCAAAACTTATTGATTTAGTGATTAATATATGAAAATATAGTAACCCTAATATTTCAACCTCAAAGTAATTTTTATCAACTTTTTTTAAAAATTTTAAATGTTTTTTCGGTTTTTTTCAACTTTTCAAGTATTTATTATAAAAATAAATATTACATAAATAAATAAAGAGTATGAAAACACTAAAAGAAACAAAAGACAAATTGATCAGCATTGAAGAAGATTATAATGAACTATATTATATATGCAAAAGCATTAACAATAATCTTAATTACATTGAAAAGACAATGCAACGTTTAAACGAATTAAACAAAGATGTAATCAAGAATGATCTAATAAATCAATTAAATAAAGATGTAATAAATCAACTAAAATAAAATGGATATAAAACAACATATAGGATCATTAATAATGATCATAGTTATACTATCAACAGTAAGATTTAACAATCATATTAAATCAAATGTGAGATTTGAAAAAAGAAAAGAAGTAATGACTTTTATTAAAGATAGTTTAATTGTAGGTTTATCTATATTCATCTACTTAGAAATAATATACTGTACAATTTATTATTTATTATTTTAATATGAATTCAGTTGAAGAAATAGAAAGCAAAGGCCGTTCAATCTTTAAATGTTTAATGGACAGATTCAATTATCCTGTCCATTTTACACAAGATAAGTACGACTTAATTGATGCTTATGTTACAGGTCAAACGGGTGTTTATCAGGTTGAGATCAAACATAGAGATCAGCATTATAAAGATTGTAATGAAATGTTGATTCAAAAGGATAAGTTTATTAATATGAGAATAGATCAGGCGTGTAACAATGTGCAATCATTATATGTAAATACATTTGAATGTAGTAATGTAGTTAAGATTGCAAACATAACAAATATAAATTTAGATTTCATTCCAGTTGTTCAACCTTCATCATATGATAGACGTTATCCGATAGTTAAAGAAATAGGATTTATAAAGGACTATAAAACGATTTGCTTATGACAATGATTAAGTATTTATTATCTGTTGTGGTTAGTCTTATAAGTATCCCTTTCGTGGTTACTTTTCAGATTAATTTATGCATGATTAAAATCTTTAAATGGATTTTATATAAGATAACAAATGATAAAATATATACAACGTACAATTGAGATTTGATAAGGTGGATAGGGGGTCAAACTTCTGAAACCACCGCCATATCCCCACTACCGAACTTCCCTTTACAAATGTTGGAATTTGGGGTGGTCTAAAAAAAATAAAAATAATATTACAAAAAATACAATTTAAGAAATGAAAAAAATAACAGTTCTAAACGTGAAAAAAAATTTAGTTGATAAGAATGTCGATCCTATTCAATTAGAATTAATCCTTAACAACATTCATCTATTCAACGATCAGGTTGACGAATACAACACAAGCAAACATAATGCTTATTTACTTTATCAATTGAGTTTGCAAATTTTTAAAATGCTTCAATCTATTGATAAAACTTCTAAAGTAGAAGATAAAGACAATGATCAATTTATGAAAATGATAAACGAGATCAAAGCTAATAAAATAGAGAAACGATAATAAAAATCTTGTTCAAAAATAACTTTATATTAATCATTATGAATTGTCTACTAATCTTACAAATCTTGAAAAAGCTTGTCTTTATGCAAACAGCGTTATAACCAATAAAATTACAGCTTGTACATTTGTTAAACAAGCTTGTCAAAGATTTTTAGATGATCTAAACAATCCAAATTATTACTTCAATGAGAATGAAGTAAACACAGTTATATCATTCATTAACCAGTTAAATTTAACTGAGCAAAAGAACCCTACTAAATTTATACTTCAAGACTGGCAAACGTTTATAGTTGCTAATTTATACGGCTTATATAATAAAGAAAATGATCTAAGAAAATATAGATCAGCTTACATTGAACTAAGCAGAAAGCAAGGCAAATCACAATTAATAACAGCATTATCATTATATCATTTATTATTTGATCAAGATTCTCAAATCATAATTTCTGCAAATAGTCGTGAACAAGCAAAGAATGTAGACTTTAAAAAGGTTAAACAGTTTGCAAATCAATTAGACAATAAGGAAAAATACATCAAACAATATTTTAACAAAATTACTTTTCAAAATAATGAAATAATAGTTACTTCAAGCGATGCAAAAAGACTAGATGGACTAAACGCAAGCTTTGTACTTATTGATGAATTTCACGAAGCACAAGACAACAAGGTTTATAATGTTCTTAAATCTTCACAAGGATCAAGATCAGAACCTCTTTTTATGGTGATCACAACAGCCGGATTTAATATAGATTCTTTTTGTTATCAATTAAGAACTTATTGCACTGAGATACTTGATAAATCAAAACAAGACGAAACACAATTTAGTATTATATACACACTTGATAAAGATGATCAATTTGATAATCCAAATGTTTGGATTAAATCTAATCCAAATTTAAACATTTCAATGAATTCAACATTTTTAGAAGCTGAAGTTAACAAAGCAAAAAATAATCAAGCTGAAAAAATAGGAGTTCTTGTAAAAAATTTTAATGTGTGGCAAAAATCAAACAGCATTGAAAACTGGATCGATGAAAAATATATAAAAAATGCCTTTCAAAATATTTCAATTAGTAATCAAATTTTCAAAGATTTAGAATGTTTTGTTGGTGTTGATCTTGCCTCTGTCAGTGATATTGCAGCGGTTAGCTATATGTTTCAATTGGATGAAAAGATTTATTTTTTGAATGATTATTATTTATGTGAAGACAGCAAAAACAGCAATGTTAACAGAGATTTATACAAAGCCGCTGCAAACAATAATGAAATCAATATAACTGAGGGTAATGTAATTGACTATAATTATATTTTGAATGACCTACTTGAAAAAAATAAAACTAATCCATTCATTCAATTGTCATATGATAAATGGAATAGTACTGCATTTGCAATTGCAGCAACTGAAAGCGGTTTATTTTTAGAACCATTTTCCCAAACTCCGGGATCGCTCAATAAGCCTGTAAAAGAATTTGAACGATTAATAAAATCAGGTCGTTTGGTAATTCAAAATAATAGTTTAACAAAATGGATGCTGAATAATGTTATTATTAAGATCAATCATATGGGTAATTACTCAATTGACAAATCAAATAGAAATAAAAAAATAGATGGAATTGCAGCAATGTTAAATGCTTTGGGAGCTTATTTGAATAACCCAAGATCGCTTGTGAATGTTTGGTAACTTCAAATAAAAATCCTGTAACATGTTACAGGATTTTTTCTAATTGGAAAAGTATTTATAAAAAATAAGATAGATACTTACTTACTAACTAACAATGTCGAACTTACTAACAAGAATTTTAAAAAAAGAAAATAAACCACAAGAAATTGAAAAACGATCTGTTATAGATCAGTGGCAAAATCCGATCTTAGGTACTCTTAATCTGTTAAATTCCAATTCATATGCAGAATCAAAAGCATTAAAGTTAAGCGCTGTTTACCGTGCTGTTACTATCATTTCAGAATCAGTTGCAATATTACCCCTTGACAATTACATTTATAAGGATAATTGGAAATATAAACAATACAATCAATTATACTATCTTATGAATGTTGCACCAAACCAGCTAATGAGTGCATTTACATTTAAAAAACAACTTGTTCAAAATGTTTTATTAAAAGGTAATGCGTTTGTTTTTATTAAACGTGATCAATCATTTAATCCTATTCGACTTGATTTATTAAATAGTGATAACATAAAAGTATTATTAAACGATAATCAAACATTAACATATAAAGATCAATTAACAGGTCAATTATATAGTAGTGATGAGATCATACATATAATGAACCATTCAATTAATGGTTTATTAGGTATATCAACACTTTCCTTTGCAAGTTTGACGCTTGAAACTGCCTATAATTCTGAACAACACGCTTCAAATTTCTTTTCCGGCGGCGGCGCTTTGGCAGGTATATTAAGACCTCTCGCAGGTGTTAACCTTACAAAAGACAAAGCAACAAGCGCAAAGCAAAGTTTTGTAAATGCTTTGGATAACTCATTAACAAACGGCAAAAGCAATTCAATTGTAGTACTTGACAGCGGTTTGGAATATCAAGCAATTAGTATAAATCCAAAGGATAGTCAACTTTTAGAAAGTCGACAATTCAACTTTATTAGTATAGCGCAATACTTTGGTGTTCCACTTTCAAAATTATTTGATAAAACAAATTCCAGTTATGCCAGTTCAGAAGCAGAACAAATAGACTTTTTAAATAGTACTTTATTGCCTTTGCTTGAAAAAATTGAAATAGAATTTTACAGAAAATTATTCCTAAAAGTTGATTATGATCTGACCGAATTAAAATTTGATACTTCCAATCTATTAAGACTTGACGCAAGTACACAAGCAAGCGTATTTAGTCAATTGTTTAATGTTGGTGCGATGACAACAAATGAAATTCGCGAAAAATTAAATTCAAATTTCCCTGTTAAAGGCGGAAATAGGGCATTTGTACAACAAAACGTACAACCAATCGATAACTTATTAAATGATATTAAGAATTCAGATAAATCAACTATTTCAGGCAATACTATAACTGAAGATATTCAAAAACAAGCGCTGAACGGTGCTCAAATAACCTCACTTATTGAAGTAGTTAATAATATTTCTTCAGGTATTTTAAGCAAAGAAAGCGCAAAACAAATAATTAGTGCCGCTTTCCCGTCTTTTACAACTGAACAAATAAACGGAATTGTTGACAGCATTAAAGTTCAATCAATAAAAAATATTACAAATACAAATACAAACCAATAAAATGGAAATTATAAACAACATAGAAAAAAGATTTTTAGCTACAGAAATAAGAGCCGATTTACAGACCAGAATAATCAAAGGTACTGCAATTGTTTTTAATTCTTTATCACAAGATTTAGGCGGTTTTTTTGAAATAATTAAACCTGAAAGTGTAACACAAGAATTGATAGACAAATCAGATATTGTAATGCTTTACAATCATAACGAAAATCAAGGTGTTTTAGCACGTTCCAAATTTGGAAAAGGAACGCTAAAAATAAATATAACAGATCAAGGTGTTGACTTTGAGTATAGAGTAAAAAATACAACTTTAGGAAATGAAGTATTAGAAAGCATTGCAGCGGGTGATCTTGATAGTTGTTCTTTTGCTTTCAGAATTAAAGAAGAAACTTGGGAAAAGATAAACGGTAAAGTAATTCGAACCATTACAGCGTTTGAAAGTTTACACGACTTCAGTATTGTGGTTACACCTGCTTATGAAATGACAACAGTTAGCACAAGATCATTAGATAAATTGAAAGAATTAAATCAAAAAGAATTGTTAGAATTTGATTTTGAAAATGAAAAAAACGAAGCTGAAAAAAGAAATAGGGAATTAGAAAAATACTATAAATCTCTGCAAAAAAATTATTTGAATTTTTAAGAATTCAAAGTATTTATTAGAAATAATTATAATTATATATATCAAATAACAAATGACAAAACTAGAAATATTATCAGAAATTAAATCAAGAAACTTGCAAATAGCTGAGATATTGGATAAAGTTCAAGTTGAAAAAAGAGAACTTACCAACGTTGAAAAAATTAATGTTGATTCTTTGAAAGAAGAAGTAAAAGAATTTAATAACAAATTACAAGTTATTGACGAAACCCCAAAGTTTCAAAGATCAATAAAATTAGGTGGTTCAATTGAAAATGAAAAATTTTCTTTAAATAGATATTTTAGATCATTAGTTGATCCAAGAACCGAATTAAACGAACTTGAAAAAGAATTAAGAGCAGTAAAAGGCGAAAATATAAAAGGTGCTCACTTACCTTTGGAATTTCGTGCAACTTTGGCCGCTGGTACAGCCGGAGTAGGTCAGGAAATAGTATCTGAAGAAAAATTTGATCTCATTAAGCCTTTGCGTGCGAAATCTGTTTTAACTAAAGCAGGTGCAAAAATAATTTCAGGTGTTAAAGGAAATGTTTCAATTCCTTGTTTAACTGGTTCAACTGCATATTGGAAAGGCGAAAATACTACAAGTTCAGACGGTCTTAATGGTTTTACCGAAGTTGAGTTTTCACCTAAACGACTTACTGTTTATTTACCAGTGTCAAAACTTTTACTGTATCAAGATACTGTAGATGTCGAAAACAAACTTAAAGAAGACCTTATAAACGCAATTAATCAAAAATTAGAACAGACTATTTTAGGAAATGCAGACGGAACAAGTACACAACCAAGCGGAATTTTTTACAGTGGTGACACTAATTATACGAACGGTAATGTCGTAGTTTCTGGTACAACAAGCTGGTCAAAAGTTGTAGCTCTTGAAACAGGCGTAAATAGTGCTAATGCCGATGTTGACAATATGTATTACATTGTTGCACCAGAAACATTAGGTACAATGAAAACAACTGCAAAAGCTTCTAATACAGCATCGTTTATTGTAAGTGAAAATCAATTGATTAATGGATATCCATTTTTAAGAACTACTAATTTAGCAGATGTAAAGACAGGTAAAGCGATCGCTTTTGGAAATTGGGCCGACCTCTATATTTTGATGTGGAATAATTTAACCGATGTGACTGTTGATAACTTGACTGGCGCTAAAGATGGCATAATTAATTATATTATTAATTTTTATGTTGATGCAAGTTTGGTTAATCCTAATTCAGTTGCAAAAGGCTGGTTAACCTAGTATTATAGAAACCATTTTTATTATTTATTTATATTTCAAAAACCTGCTAAATCATGTAGCAGGTTTTTTTATTAAATCGTTTTTTAAAAGTATTTATTAAAAAGAATTTAATATGAATTATTTCAATATTTCCGAATTAAAAGAACAATTAAATATAGAAAGCGGTTATACAACCGATGATCATTACCTATCTGGTTTAACTACAGTCGCTTGCTTGTCAGTTGACAATTATACAAATTATGGTTTAACTGGTTATACTGGCACAACCGGATCGACTGCAATTCCTGTGACAGTTAAACAGGCCGCAATAATGTTGGCAAGTCATTTATATATCAATAGAACTATTGTAAGTTTTGCGCAAGGTGTGGAAATACCTTACACATTTCAATTTTTATTAAATCCATACAAAAATTT